CATTTTGAAACACGCAAAAGATATTAGATTATTTCTTACACCTAATCATCCAACTACTCAGGTTTATATTCATTGTGTAAATCAAATTATACAGAAATTGGGTATTAATAAGTACCTGGAACAAGGTAATTTTGATCCAAATCTTGCCAAGTTGGAGGGTGATTACACATATAGTGCATGTGACCTAAAATTCTGGAGTTTTAAATACCCCGTTACATGGGACAACCATGGGTGGATAAAACCTTTAGTAGAAATATACAATTTAGTGTAAATCTTTATCAGCTGTGTAATATGTCTTTCCCTTCATTACAAAACTGTGAACTCTCGCATAACCCCATGCTTGTGGAGAAGCCCCTGGACGATGCCCGGTTCTCCACGCAGCAAGACCTCTATTGTAAATTGTTTGAAGAGTCTTCAATGGAATCTTCGTAGCCTTTGCGATCTCTGGAAGTGACTTTACTTCCAACCCATACTTCTTTCTAAACTTTTGGGTGTATGAAGATGTGCGAGTCTTCACACCCTCATCGGTCTTGAAATCTTTGTAGTCCTTCTTGAGCATCTTCTTGTAGCGTGTCTCCACGGATTTCAAAGTTCTGAGACCCCGAAAGTACTTGAGAGGAGCATAGATCTTACCCTCAGTTCTACGCAACTCGCGAACCTTTTTAGCAATCTCCTGATCAGTCAGGGGCATCTTAATTATTATGTAGATTTATTTCAATGGGTTGGTACAAGGATCCTGTTTTGGAAGGTGATGAAGTGTTAGCAAACAAAAAATGTACATGTTGTTTGATGACACTTATTTTGGGAATGATTGGTACGGGTGTAATGTTAAAAATGTATTTTGCTAATTATTTGTGACCAAAGTATTTGATGGCAGCAAGAATGTTGGGGAAGATCTTGTTGCCAAAACGTACTCTTCCTGACTTGGCCGAGACCCAACCCCGATGTCCATCATAATAACACCTTTGGATATCAACCATTATAAAAATATGAGATTATTTTAGAGAAAGGTGAGAATGGGTCTGACAATTATTATGGGAAATATGTTTTCTGGTAAAACTTCTGAACTTATCAGAAGACTTAAGCGCTACAGGATCATAGGTAAGAAAATTGTGGTCATCAACTCCTCAAAAGATACACGCTCCCCTGAGGAGATGTTAAAAACGCATGATGGTGTAGAGTTCCCATGTCTCAAAGTTGATCATATATCACACTCCATCATTAAACAAGAATTCTGTGATGCCGATATTGTGGCAGTTGATGAAGCTCAGTTCTTCACAAACCTCAAAGACTTTGTGGAAATGTGCCTCTTTCTCAATAAATCTGTGATCATAACTGGTCTAGACGGGGATTACAAGCAACGAAAGTTTGGAGAAGTCATTGATTGTATTCCATTGGCGAGTGATGTTGTGAAACTTTCAGCACTTTGTATGGATTGTAAAAATGGAACACCTGGACCATTCACAAAAAGGATTGTCCAAAATGATGATCTTGAACTCATAGGTGGTAAAGATTGCTACAAAGCAGTTTGTCGTAAGCACCTAAAATCTATGGATATCCAAAATAAGAACAACTCTTTTTTGAAATCCGCGCTTGACGAGACGGTGAAATCTAGAGTGGTCAAATAAGAAATCTTGTCCAGGTTTATGAACATGTCTGTCATACTCTGTGTAAAGGACGCAATCTTTGCCGCTCTTAATTGTCAGGTGATATCTCAACATTAAATTACTTTCGGCGCGATGTGCTGGAATGGTCATCGGTCTGTCCATCACAGCAAACTTTGCGGTTTCTTTATCAATGCATGGAATTTGTTCAATAATCTTTTGAACTTCTGGAAAGTCCTTCACCTTGTAGTAGTAATAATGTTCATTCTTCTTGAACCATGGATCAAGTTTGTGAAAGTAGCGCTTCCTGGCTGTACTAACTCCTTTCTCAAATTCATGTAAAATCTTATTGTAATTCGCTTTGACAAACCAAAGGTTGGGATAGTCATAAACATCATAATCCATCTTATGATACATCATATCTATCAGTGTGTTCCTGATACCTACAAGAGGTCTCAAGGGGTTCTGAAAGTAGAGGGTGTCTATTGGCGACTTCAGGAAATCATGAAGTACAAGGACCACTGGCAATAGCAGGACACGCCACATTAATTTCTCTGTATAAAATAAAAATGCCAGGTTACGGCAAGCGAATGGAAAAGTATGCCCCAGAACCCACTGACGAAGTCCAAGAATTGGATCAGCGTTTCAAGCTTCCACTTCTCCCAGCGATGACCCTCGTCCAATTGACCATCCTCGCGATGATCTTGGCGTACGCGTGGTCTGTGCGTAAGATGAACAAGGCTGTTGTGTCCACTGCGGCTTTGGCCATTGGTCTCCTCCACATGTATGATCACATGTACCGCGTCAAGCGTGGTGATGAACGCCTCTTCTTCCTTCCACAAGCGAAGAAGGAAGGTTACTGCACCGCCTGCCAAAAATAAATTAGTAGTAAATTGTAAGAAGTATGCGTGTCAAAATCGTTCGTAGCCCAGACTCCAAAAAGAAGTTCAGGGCGATTCTCGAAGACGGCAGGACTGTTGACTTTGGTGCCAGTGGGTATTCCGACTACACCAAACACAAGAATCCTTCGCGAATGCGGTCCTATGTTCTCAGACACGCGGGAAGAGTCCCTAAGCGTACAATTGCTGAGCGAGACCCAAAAAAGATACAAAAATTGATGTTGGAGGTTGATGTGAGTGACAAAGAAGATTGGAAGTTATCCGGTATTGACGGAGCCGGCTTCTGGTCACGATGGTACCTTTGGAGTCAGCCAACAATTCCAGAAGTACAAAGGTTCATGTCAAAAAGATTTGGAATTAAATTCGTTTAATATAGTAGATGCTCACTTACATTTTGGTAGCAATTCTACTTTGTGTTTTGTTGTCAGCTTCTGGTATTTTGTATATGAGATTCAGACCAACACTTATCATAAATAATGCCAAAAAGTTGATGGAAGATGGTGTATTTTATGGATACACAAAATGTAATTTTAAAGGTGATAAATTTGAAGGTAATATTAAGAATGGAAAATTCACATTAGTTACCGATGATTATACCCCAGTTAAGTCAATCATTGTACCACCTGGAACTAAAATTACAACTTATAGAAATATTGACGGAACAGGGCCACAGTATAATTACAAAGGACCAACAATTATACCATGTGGATTGGAAATAAAAAACATAGTTGGTAAGAAGGATTAAGTAATTTTCTCGTTAAATAATAATGAAGACTTTGGGAATCATAATTTTGGTTTTAGTGATACTACTTTTTTCTGGTTTGGCATTTATTCTAACCAGAAGTCCAGAACCAGAACCAGTGATAGATCCAAGTGCTCCAGGTGTTCATTATTATGAAGAGTGTGACTACAAAGGGAAACACAGGCTTATAAATGTAGCTCCGTCGGTAATAGGTGATAGTTTCAAATCTGTACGCGTTCCCGACGACTTCGCAGTAAAGGCGATGAGTACAACAGATGAAGAAGTTTTTATTAAAGGTCCTAGTACAGTTAAATGTACAGAATTTAAGAGTATGGAAGTTTTACCAAATTAATTATTGGCCAGGCCCCGCTTCTTTAGGTCAGCTTTAAGATCCGCCATAAGGGCAGCTCGTGGGTTGAGACTCATAGGTCTCGGTGGTGGAGGTGCCATTGGTGCGGCAACTCTTCTTGGAGAAACACGAACTGGTTGTCTCATCCTTGGTTGTGTGGGCTCGGCCTCCTTGAGAACCATTTTACAGACCTTGATGAACTTCTTGGCACTCTTAGCTTGGTTTTCCAAACTTGGCTCACCCTTGTTCTTCTTTGGCAACTTCGCCATGAGTTCCTTCTTTGTGAGTTTGACGCGTTTTCCTTTGACATCTTTGGTCACCCTGAAGCCAAGCTTCTTGACCTTTTCTTTGAGCTTTTCGTACTCCATTTAATATAAGTTGGGAAATTAATAGTAACGGACACCCGCTCGAGTAGCGGCGTCATCAA